AAAATGGCAAACAAAGATTTATTCAAGCAAGCTATTGCTGAAGCTAAGTCTGTTCGTGAAGCCGCTATCGCTAACGCTAAAGAGGCATTAGAGGAAACTCTAACACCCCACCTTAAAGACATGTTAGCTGCTAAACTTCAAGAGATGGAAGATTCTCAAAACGAAGAAGAAGTAGTAAACGAAGTTGAAGAGGAAGTAGAAGAAGAGGTAGTAGCTGAAGGAGATGGACTAGAATCAGTTACAGCTGAGGCTGAAGAAGAAGACGAAACCGAGGTTGATTCAGAAGAATCTGAAGACGAGGTGGAAGACGAAATCGAGGATGCTGGCGAAGAAATCGAAGGAGAAGAAGAAATCGACGGTGACGAAGATTTATCTAAACTTTCAGTTGACCAGTTCAAAGACATGATCAGAGACATTATTGCTCAAGAGGTAGGCGGAGACGCTCCTGCTGACGATATGGATGCTGGTGATATCGAAGGAATGGGAGACGAAGCTCCAATCGAAGAGCCTGCAATCGACGCTCCTGCAGAGGACGAAGATGAAATTGATCTAGACGAACTTATTAGAGAACTAGACGGTTTAACAGAAGAAGAAGTAGAAGAAGGTAAGAAAAAAGATGATGAGGCTATGGAAGAAGCTAAAGAGGAAGAGGACGAAACTGTAGAAGAAGACGTCACTGCTAAATCTACCGCTAACCAAGAGTCTGCCGATCATTCTGCCGAAGGTACTAACATTAACAGAACTGTTAGTGAGGACCTAAAAGACGCTTTAGCAACTATCGAAACTCTACAGAAAGAGTTGAACGAGGTAAATATCCTAAATGCTAAACTACTTTACGTAAACAAGATCTTTAAGGCTCAGAACCTTACAGAATCTCAAAAAGTAAACGTTATTGCTGCTTTCGATAAAGCAGAAACGGTTAAAGAGGTAAAACTAGTTTACGAAACTGTTGCTGACAACGTAGGGACTAAGAAGGAATCTACAATAAAAGAACACAAAGGATCTGCATCTAAAGCTACTGGTACAACAGCTAGTAAACCAGAAGTAATTGCAGAAGTATCTGATGCTGTTCGAAGAATGCAAAAATTAGCTGGAATTATTAAATAATTTTATTAAAATAAACTAAATCATGGAAATTAATTCACTATTAGAAAGTGCTAACGGCTACAAAAGCTTACAAGCTGATGCCAATAGACTTGCTGAAAAATGGGCTGCTTCTGGATTGCTAGAAGGTCTTGGTGAAAAAGAAACTGCTAATATGGCAATGATTCTTGAAAACCAAGCTAAGCAAATCGTAGCTGAAGCCAACACAGGTAACGTAGGTGGTGCATCACACGGTGGTGGACAGGGTGAGCAATGGGCTGGAGTAGCTCTACCTCTTGTAAGAAAGGTATTCGCTCAAATCTCTGCTCAAGACTTTGTATCTGTACAACCAATGAGCTTACCATCTGGACTTGTATTCTACCTAGACTTCAAATATGGAGATACTAACGGTGGAAGAACTGATCAAGAGAACATGTACGGTAACGTAACAGAAGGTTCAACTAAAATGGTTAAAGACGTAGATCCATCAGGAGGTCTTTACGGAGCTGGACAATTCGGTTACTCTTTCAACGAAGTATCTTCTTCTTTAGCTACTTCTGCTGCTACTGCTTCTTGGGCTCAAGTAGGATATGATGGAGACTTAGACACAGGATCTTTCGGTGCTGTATCTGTAACTATCCCTGCTGCTAGCAACGCTGATCATTTAGCTGCTAGATCATTCAGATTATACTCAGGTTCAACTGATATTACTACTAACCCAGAATTTACTACTGCTGTAAAAGCTTCTAACGGTAACGTAACTGTAACTTTCGTAACTGACGGTGCAGATTCACTTGCTGACTTAGGAACTGAGAAAGTATTATTCTCTAAACAACCAGTAGAAAACGACAGAGGTGACTTCGAAGCTGCTTCTGATAGAGCTGTAGAAAACCTTAACATCCCAGAAATCGATGTTAAACTACAAAGTGAGGCTATCGTTGCTAAGACTAGAAAGTTAAAAGCACAATGGACTCCAGAATTCGCACAAGACCTTAACGCATATCACTCAATCGATGCTGAAGCAGAATTGACTTCACTTCTTTCAGAGTACATCTCTATGGA